GATAAAATCGATGGTTTATTTTGGCCTGTTTTTGCTTATAGTTTTCGCTTTGATTTTGATAATAGCCGCTGCCGTAATTCTAAAGGCGGTGCATTTTGAAGATCGAAAGAATGCTAGACGCAATAAGTCATCCAGCGATAAACGCCGTAGGCCATAAGCTAGGGCTTGCGTCTATCGGGGCTAACATTGGCATAGTTGCAAGTATTGAGGCTGGCATTATAGGTTTAGCTGATTCCTGGGGTATGCCAGAGACAGCGCTACTAGCATCGACAGCGGTTTCAATAATGTGGTTCTTTAGATTACGGTCTGGCATCAAAAAAGACAAATGTGATATGGCCAAAACACAGCTCGAAATGGAGCTAATGAAAAAGAAAGCTGAACAGGACGATAACGAATAGACGGCGAGGAATCGCTACCTTAGGGCCTCAACTATAGGGGGTGGCCGATCTACCACGTAGCGCGTGGAGAAGCTTTAAAACGGTCGAGAGGCAGATTTAAAGCAAAACAATAAAAAGCCACTTTAATCGGTGGCTTTTTTATTGAAATTAAATTAACAAAAGTGTTGCGTATCACAACGAAAGTGTTAATATAGATACATAGACCAAACGCAAACAAAAAAGGCGACAATCATGAGTCACATTATAGATAGAATGTATGAAAGATTACAAACCAAGATGATAACAAAAGTTACACTTCACGATGCTATATTCCCACGCAAAGTAAGTGGCAACTTTACATTCAATATATGCGGAGATGACGACAAAAGAATACACGTTATTGAGAAAGAAACTAAAAAATGGGCAATCTATAAGCGAGTAGGAAATAAGATAAGTTTCCGTTGTGGCGACTTAAGTATTGAGGGGTTATAAAATGAAGAGATATTCAAGTTGGGGTAGCGATAAGTCATACCGCTACCTTTGGAGGGCGGCGATTCAAGATGCTATTTTTGCCTTTAAAATCAGGCTAAAGAAGTCAAAAAATGAAACTTAAACAGCACATCAAAGATAACTACGATAACAACCTAGCGGCATTTGCTCGACATATCGGGTCAACATACCAGCAGGTGCAGCGCTGGATTAAATTAGACTGCATATGGCACGATGGGAAAGTTTACGCGCCAAAGACAAGTGGTCGGATATGTACAGCAGCCAAAATAATGTAAATTGAATTATCAGCGGGGCGGTCATCCAATATGGCTATTGAATAATTAAACCGTACCTGCTGACCTAATTAACCAATAAAGAGAAATGACATGCTCGAATTAAAAAAGAATAACTTTGCAACGCTTCATCAGAAAGCTATCGAAGTTGAATTTGGTAGTGATGTAAAAGAGCTTGTTTCTGAAATGTGGCAAATCATGTCAGACAATAAAGGCATCGGCCTTGCTGCTAATCAGGTTGGCGTATTAAAGCGGGTGATAGTTGTCCACACTAACGGCTTTTCTACGGCCATTGTCAACCCTGTAATAACAAAGCTATCCGGTAAGGTGAAGAATAGCAAAGAGGGCTGTCTATCGTTTCCAGGCAAGCAATCAACAATGAAGCGAGACAATATTGTCGTGGTAGAAGGCTTTGATCAAGACTGGAATCCGATTAAAAAGAAAGTTCGCGCCCTATCTGCTTTTTGCGTTCAGCATGAGATAGATCACCTAAACGGCATTAACATTAACTAACCCCACGGACTTTACGGAGTCCGTGAACAATTAAGGAAATGACATGAACTTTAAAAAACTAAGCAAGAACCAATTGGTAATACTTATTTATTCTGAGGTGTTTGGTGATATAACGCTTGATACAAAAAGCGAGCAGAACAGCAACCTTGATATAATTAACGATTGTATTAGCTTTGATTGTGCAAATTCCGTTACTGACACTTTATATGGAATGTTTGAACGCGGCCCTCTTTATGATGGCGATGTTTGTTCAAAGCAGGAGCGCGACAGACTGCTAGAGAAGGATTATTGCGCCAAAGTGGTAGTCAAGGGTCTGGATGGGTTTAATGCTTGCACATATAAGGGTCAGCGATTATATAAATGCTTGAAGGTTAGATTTGCAATACTAAACGAGCAAAGAAGAATTTCAATTGTAGATGAGGCGCTAAGAGATTTACTGACCGACTGTATTAACTTTGATGGGGCTAAGTTGTCCGACTGCAAGATGAAGCAAGCCAGTGATGCGTTAAAGTTAGCTCGCGGAGAATAACATGAACATAGTAATTAAAGTTACACCAGAAGAAATAGAAGCGGACGGAACTGATCAGCTTCGTTACCTCGTAATTGAAGCGTTAGAAGATTTTGATTTTGTTGACTTTGAAGTGGAGGTGGAAATTAAATAGTAGTATGGTACAATGGTTTTGTTGATTGGCGTGGATTCCAAAAGACACTAGAAATGGTTTAGTAAGTAACTGGGGTAATTAAATCCTACCCAATCCACCAGTTACCCACTAAGCCTTTTTTATTGCCTCGGTTTCACATCCAAGATTTATCCTAGCTACACACTTCATCGACAAAACGTGATTAATCATGCAGATTAAAAATGCAATCAATGAAACACCTATATATAAAATAACGTTGATACGCGGATAAATAAGCAATATGTCAGGGTTTGGTTTGGTCAGCCTCAAGGATTTAAAGTGATAGCTTAATACTGTTTTATATATTTGTATTGGTCTCGCAGGTAATCCCTGACAAGCGTATCTAATGACCACTATTTAAATTAATTAATTGGAGAATAAAATGAGCGATTTCATCAAAACAAAAACAATACATTCCGTGTTAATTCAAGAGAACGGATGGATAAGAAACAGTAAGGGCTACATCATAGGCAGACTTACAGATAGAGTCTCATTCGATTCTGAGCATATTAACGAAGATGATGGCACGGCCGATTGTATGAAGCACTTATCAAAAGCAATAAATTCAGATGATGAATATGCCTACGGATGGCACTCAAATATAGCAATGTCGTGTGTTGATTCAATCGTAAAAGCTAGTGAGACCGTTGCTTTTAATTCATTTTCTGATTATCACGCGGCAGGCAACGAGGCAGCAAGTAGATTCATGAAAATATGCTTCGATGCAACCACTAGCTTGCATATGTTAAGCAATAAAGAGGAATAACAATGAAAGCCAACTGGAACGAATTAGTAAGGCGCAATAGGTTCTGGGTGTGCTTTGTTCTTGTTATCACCGGTCTGTACACGCTAATTAGGCCAAAGGTCGGACTTCAAATTGTAGATGATGCTTGCACGGGCAGGTTTGCAAGGTTAAAAAAGGAAGCCGACAAAGATCTGTAGCTGGTCGGATATGCTTAACCCCCATTTAATGCAATAGTAAAGCACCAAACAAAAGGATATGACAAAATGAATACAAAAGAAATGTTACCAATCTCATACGTTAAGAAGTTCACGCCGCTGGTTGAGGGTGATGTCTTATTTTACAACGATGGGGGATATGAGTTCACCCTAAACAATGACAAACAAGTTGCGCTATATAACGACAAAGATGCAGATAAATATTACTCGTTATTCTCATTCGCAGGCCGCCCAAACACCGGCACTCAGCCAGTGGGTGATGATGTTGAGGTTGATAGGAACTGGAACCCTCACTATTCAATGAAAGCCAAGGATGTTAACTGGGTTATTGGATCTGCCAGCCTGAGAGGGCAAGGTGTAACCGATGAAACATGGAAACCTAACCACGCCGCAATGCTAAAACAATGGCAAGCAGAGCAAGCAAAAGGTGCAACTTGGAATGTTAAAGAGAGCCATGTACCACATGGATGCGTACCAAGTGATTTAGAAATGCCCGACCCATCAGTAAATGAAAGCTCGGACGGATCAAGAATTGGTAACATCGGTAATATTTTACATAACATGTCGTGCTCAATGGTCGGCGAAAACGAACAAAACGAATTTGGTGGTTACGCTTCTTTTTGCTGGGAGCTGGGGGTTAAATTAAAGGAAAGAACAAGCGCAGTTAGAGCAGAGCCGCCAACATTCACACAAGCTCAATGTGATGCTGGGGAGTTGCCGGCGGTTGGTGCTGAATGTATTTTTAGCTGGACTGATTGCGAACTACTTAACGGCTTAGAGATTGGCGATACCATTAAGGTAATAGCTCACTTCGATAACAACGGCACTAAAATAGCTGTGTTCACACATGAGTGTGATGACTCTAACGGGCAAGGTGAAGGTGTATTCGTTTGCATGGGCGGACCTAGAGCATTCAAACCAATCCAGACAGCAGAAGAGAAATTAAGAAATCACCTGTGGGATTCAATTAACTGCGAAGCTAAAAGCGATTCGTTAACCGATGTTATTATTCACGACTTAATGAATAGCGACAAATTCACAATCACATTAAAGGACTAATCATGCTTGACAATAAAGAACTTGACGCAGCTATAGAGAGGCAGGCTATCGAGCGCAACGCAAGAAAGGCGAGCAAGATAACCGGCAATCGAATGAATGGCGCTGTTGAATATTTAAAGGGGTAGATTATGAAATCAGCACAGGATTATTTAAGCGCATATTGTGGAGGTCGGGTTCGTGGCGGATTTAACCAGCGCATTCAAGGCTGTCGAATGCCTACCGGTCACGGGCAGCAAGAAGAGCTTCAAGGTTGGGATAAAGCTGACGAAATGATACGGGACGGTAAAATTTACTACACGCATACTTTCCCGCATGGCTGTAAGAACTTATCGTTTAGTTATGGCGGCTCACACGTTTGCAACTCTTGCGGTAACGGCCGATTAGAAAAGTCATGGTGGAACATTAAAGTAATGAAAGACGGCGATGCTTATTTTTGTGTTGGAGAGGGGTTTATTAACCTACAGGAATCAGATAATTACGCTTTTGGCGACACAAAGAAAGAGGCTATTGATAATTATGGCTCTTTAATGATGACAATCGAGGATAAATAATGGACGCATTAACTTTAATTTTATGCAGAAAGATTGCAGACATTGATGGGTGGTCAGGCGTTGACACTATAACAAACGTCGGAGCATTGGCGGCTATTGTCGATGGTAAAGGTGGCGTAATGGGGAAGGCACTGTTACTGGGTTTGATGTTTAAATACAAGGTAACAATTGATTACGACGATAATCTGGTTGGTATATTGCGCCGCGTTGAAGGCACAGATTCACACTGGGACTATTTAAGCGATTCAAGTTATGAGTCTGATGACGGCAGGCCTCGCGCAATATTAGAGTGCATAATACAGGCTAATGAGCTGTAAAAAGATAGTGTTTGTTTCACGAAAAGAAGCAAACACGTTTATTCGCACAAGTAAACGGCGTAAAGGCAAGAAGGCCATGCACAAATGCAGGCCATATCGATGCCCGAAGTGTGAAGGATTTCATTTGACCAGCCAGACGCCGAAAGAATCACGAAGCCGCAAGAACGCATTGCGGAATAACCTAAAGAATAAGCCACCTTAAGCGGTGGTTTTTTCGTATCCAAGAGTATGTGTTACAATAATGATTTGCGGAGAAAGCCAGTGCCTAAACATACTGTATCAGAAAGAGACAAGAACAAAACAGCGCGACGCATAACAACGCCCAAGCCGAGAGTTAGAACAAAGAAGAAAACCAAGAAGTAATTACCTGGGGTAAATATGGCTAAGCCTAAACTAACAGCAAGACAGGAGGCTTACGCAAAAGCGGTGGTGCTCAATGGTGGTGACAAGGTTGCAGCATATAAAACCGCTGGATATAGTACCAACATGAAAGCCGATGCTATATACGTTAAAGCCGATGAAGTTTATAACAATGGTAAGGTATCGGTAAGGGTTAGTGAGCTACAAAAAACAGCTGATAAAGTAGCTAATAAAGTGTTCACAATAAGCGTTCAGCAGCGCTTGGAGTGGCTTTCTGAAATTAGAGTTGCAGGCATGGGGACTTACAATGATGTGGCCGGAAATGAGCGCAGAGAGAACTTAAATGCATCCAATGCAGCAATTAAAACTATGAACGAAATGTTAGGAACAGGCGATAGCGAAACAAACGCCGAAGCTCTTAATATTACATTTACAGTAAAAGCCCCAGTAGGCGAAATTAAAATAACTAAGGGCGAATGATGGAATTATCAGCCCCTCAAAATATATTCCTCAATGAACTGAATACCAAAAACACTGCCTACGTGGGAGGATTTGGATCGGGTAAAACTTTCATAGCATGCTTAAAAATACTAATTTACATAGGTAAATACCCAGGCCATACATGGGGATTCTGGGCACCATCTTACCCGCTTATCCGGGATGTATTTTATCCCACGTTCGATGAAGCAGCTCACATGATGGGCTTCAGTATTAAGATCAACAAGGGCGATAAGGAAGTCTCCGTTTATAGAGGCTCTATTTATTACGGCAATGTCATTTGTCGATCAATGTCTGACCCTTCATCAATTGTTGGCTATAAAGTGGCCGGTGGTATTTGTGACGAAATAGACACGTTGAAAAAGGATAAGGCCGAAGATGCCTGGCGCAAGATAAATGCAAGACTTAGGCTGACAGTAAAGGGACTCGATACTAACTGGCTAGGCGTAACGACAACGCCGGAAGGCTTTAACTTTGTTTATGAGAACTTCGCCAAAGACCCGAAAAGCCGCTACTCAATGGTTCAGGCGTCAACGTATGAAAATCAAGAGTACCTACCTGACGATTATATAGAAAACCTTTACGAGACTTACCCTGATAACTTAATCAGCGCTTACATTAACGGGGACTTTGTTAACCTAACGAGCGGGACGGTTTATGTGAAGTTCGATAGAAAGCTGAACAACTCAAATAGAGAATGGGACAAAAGGGAAGCTGTTCACATAGGTTGCGACTTCAACGTTGGACGTATGTGTTCAGTAACTCACGTTATCGACGGGGAAACGCCGATAGCTATTGACGAGATAACAGGCGGCTATGACACACCTGATATGATACGAATGATCAAGCAGCGCTATTGGAAAGAAATATCTGCCGGTGAATTCCAGAGGACATGCCAAATATATGTCTATCCAGACAGTTCAGGCAAAAGCCGAAAGTCAGTAGGTGCAAGCGAAACCGACATTAGCCTGATGGTGGCAGCGGGTTTTTCTATGATGTATAATTCAAAGAATCCGGCAATTAAGGATCGCGTTAACGCTATGAATGCGATGTTCTGCAATGCCAAGGGTGATCGGAGATACTTTATCAACATAAACAAGTGCCCTGATTACTCGCAGAAGCTAGAACAGCAAGCATACAAAAACGGCGAGCCAGAAAAAGACGGAACAGAAGACGTGAATGATGCTGGTGGCTATTTTATCGCGTTCAAATACCCAGTTATTAAGCCGGTTGTTTACATGCCGGTACGATTCGCAATTTAAGGGGCTAAAATGCCAGTATCAGACCAAAATAAACTATACGTTGATAACATTCGCCGGTGGGAAGTAGTGCGCGATTGCGTCGAAGGTAGCGAGGCGATTAAGGCAGCTCGCAAATTTAACAGCGATAATGATTCCAATGTTGATCAAGGTCTATTTGGCGTTGCTGGTTCTCGATACTTGCCGCCGCCTAATCCGCGAGATAACAGCCAAGACAACTTAGATAGATACGTTGCCTATCGTGAGCGAGCTAACTTTGTAAACTTTACCGGCCACACTAAAGACGGCTTCATGGGGATGATCGGCAGGCGCAAGGCTGCAATCGAATTGCAGACCTCCATTGGTTACATTGAACAGAATGCTAACGGTGCAGGGCTACCTTTGATGGGGCTCATTCAGCGCACTATCAGCGAGCTATTAGAGGTCGGTAGATATGGCCTGTTGGTAGACTTTCCCGCGTTTAGTGAGGGCGGCACACAGGCTCAAACTAAAGACCTGAAAGCCACGATTAAAACCTATCCAACTGAATCTATTATTAACTGGCGCGAAACCGTTGTTGATTATCGAACCATATTAACGCAGGTTGTTTTGTCTGAAGAAGTAGAGGAAGTATTAGACGATGGTTTCGAGACCGAAATCGTGACAGTGCATCGAGTCTTATTTATCCAAGATGGCATTTATAAGATCAACCTTTATGACAAAGATGATGAATTGCAGTTTTTTGAGGGTAAAGATGGAGTGAAAAGCCCTGACATTATCCCGCTAAAGAACGACGGCTCACCATGGAATGAGATTCCTTTTGTGTTTGTTGGCTCAGTAAATAACGACACGATACCAGACAAAGCGCCTCTCTATGACCTAGCAGAGATTAACATTGCCCACTATCGCAACAGTGCGGATTTTGAGGAGTCTAGCTTTATCGTAGGGCAACCAACGCCGGTTATCGCTGGACTAACTCAAGCCTGGGTTGATGACGCACTTATGGGCGGAATATTGCTAGGCTCACGCACTGCCATATTATTACCCCCCGATGCTAGCGCCTCACTGCTACAGGCTAACTCCAATCAAATGCCGGATAGAGGTATGGAATTAAAAGAGGCCCAAATGATTAAGGTCGGGGCTAAAGTCATCACCGATGGCGGCGGCGTTGAAACAGCAGAGGCCGCGAAGATTAGATTTGCAGGCCAAAACTCCAAGTTAGGTTTGATAGTAATGAACACTGAAGCGGCACTGATGAAGTGCTTTGATTGGTTAATGGTGTTTATGAGTGGTGACGGGGAAAACGAATTGGATATTAATAAACAATTCTATGATGTAACAATCAACCCGCAATTGCTAGTAGCAAACATGCAGCTATTAGACAGAGGTATTATTGCTAAATCCGATTTGCGCGATCACATGCGTAAGAGCGATTTGATTAGCTCAGATAGATCCGACGAAGATATTGATCAAGAAGTCGGCAATATAGATCCTTTGGGGTAACAAATGTCATTAGAAGATAGCCTAATTCGCAGGCTTATATTTATTCAGAGGTTCGCCGGTGCTGAAGCTAAGAAAGCAGAAGATACGCTTTTAAGGATATCAGGAACGGTACAAGCTCGACTATTGCGCGAGCCTACAGAGTTCCAAGAGGGCAGATTAAAGCGGTTACGCGATGACATTAATAACCTGCTTGGTGTTGGCTTTCGTGAGCTTAACGAACAGCAGATAGAATCAATTTTAGCCTTCTCAGAGAATGAGGCCGAGTTTGCACAAAAGGCAATGCAGCTGGAAACGGGCGTTATATTATCGACGCCTGCAATAGCTCAGATTGAGCAGGCTGTGTTTAACACCGGCATGGATGCGCCTATTGGCCCCAATCAAATAACCATCCGTGAGGCTCTTGCGCAATTCGCAGGCAAGAAGTCACGCGAGATTAATACGGTTATCAATGACGGCATATTATTGGGAGATACGACGCCGCAGATAGCTAAGGACGTTGGATCATTCGTTGAGGGCAAACCAAAAGCTCAGGTAAACGCATTAACAAGGACGCTTATTAATCACGCATCTAACCAGGCGCACAAAGCTGTTAGCGTTCAGAACTCGGACATATTAAAGGGTGACGAGTGGGTGGCAACACTAGACAGCAGCACAACTCTGATTTGTGGTGGCCGTGACGGTCGGATATACCCAATAGGTAAGGGGCCATTTCCCCCAGCCCATTGGTCGTGCCGTAGCATCAGAGTCCCAGTAATTAAAGATGAGTTTGATCTAAATGATGACACGGCCACAAGAGCATCGAAAGGCGAGGAAGGTGGCAAGCAAGTAAGCGCCAAGACTACATTTGATGGCTGGTTAAGAAAGCAGCCGGCAGGCTTTCAAGATGAATATTTCTCTCAATTCCCCGATGGAGCAGAAAAAGCCGCACTGTTTAGGCGTGGCGGGCTAGAGATTCAGCAATTTAGAGATGAGGCAGGGCGGGACTTTACACTAGACCAGCTTAAAGCCCTTGAGCCGTTGGCATTTGAAAAGGCTAATATTGATATTTAATTATTTCAAATCGCCCTCTGTTAGCATTTTTAGCACATCAATAAACGTAGCTCCGCTTTGGCTCATAAGCTTAATATGAGCCAAATATTGAGATACTGTTGACGCCGACATAGCCAAGGTCGCTATCCCTAGTGGATTTTTAATTGCTTGCAACTCAATTTTAGCCAATATAATAGCTGTTATTATTTTGATTTCCCGTTCTGTCATTTTCACTCTCCAGTTGGTTATAATTCCACCTTACCACAACCGGTATAAATCACTGATTAGACCACTACACTATATTGCGTTATAATGCCTATAGTTGTCGGTGGCAACGTGATTAGTGATCAATAAAGGTGATAAAAAATGTTTAAGTTAAGCAATTATTTTGTTTTACGAGAAGAGTTACATCAGGACGGTGACAAAGGCGGCGCTTCGGAGTTTACCGCTGAACAGTTCCAAGCGTTACAGGCTGAGAATGAAAGCATGAAAGCACAAACCCAGTCAATGCAGGGTAAGATGGACGAGCTTTTGGGTGAAACGAAAAAGGCCAAAGCAGCACGACGAGAGGCGGACGACCTAGCGGCAGAGGCTTCAAACGCTAAAGCCAAGAAAGATGGAGACTTTGAGCAGTTGTATAACTCAAGCTTAGAGCAGTCTAGCGCTTACAAGACAGAGCTTGCATCATTACGCGATGGCATTGCATCAGAGCGCCAAGGTTCAGCAGCTATGAAGCTGGCAGCAGAGTTAGCGGATGGTGTTAATGCGGAATTATTATCAACCTTTATTGCCCCGCGTTTGAAATACACTGACGAAGGGATTAAAATACTAGATAACAACGGGCAATTGACTGTGTCAACTGTCGAAGATTTAAAAGCAGATTTCCAGAATAACCCTCGATTCCTTGCATTACTAAAAGGTAATCAATCATCCGGTGGCGGTGCTAGCGGTGGCCAAAAGAGTAGCGGCGCTACAAGCAAGACAATAACACGATCGGAATTTGACGCACTATCCCCAATGAAACGAATGGAGTTTGTCAAAGCCGGTAGTAAAATCATTGAATAAATAAGGTACTAATACTATGGCTAATACCCTCACGAATTTAACGCCCGATCTATATCAGGCACTCGACACCGTCAGCCGTGAGCTTGTCGGTTTTATTCCATCTGTTACGCTTGACTCAGGCATTGAACGTGCCGCCGTTGGCCAAACAGTGCGCAGCTTTGTTACTCCTGCCGTTACAGCTTCGGATTTAACCCCTGGTGTAACAGCTCCCAATGATGGCGATCAGGTCATTGACAACAAGCAGATTACAATCAGTAAAGCGCGTGGGGTTCCGGTTCGCTGGAATGGCGAAGAACAACGCGGTGTTAATACCGGCGCTGGTTACAACTCTATTTTGCAAGATCAATTCGCTCAAGCAATGCGAACGCTTACTAACGAAATGGAGGCGGATCTAGCATTAGTCGCTCGTTTAAATGCCTCTCGCGCATTTGGTACGGCTGGCGTAACCCCGTTTGCATCAACCCTGCAAGACACCGCAGAAGTACGAAAGATTTTGGTAGATAACGGCGCTCCAAATTCGGACATGCAATTAGTTATCGACACAACCGCAGGCGCTAAAATGCGTACCCTTACCCAGTTAACCAAAGCTAACGAGGCGGCTGACTCTTCACTGTTGCGTCAAGGCGTATTACTTGATGTTCACGGTATGGTCATTCGTGAGTCAGCTCAGATCGCCCCAGTAACCAAAGGCACTGGCACGGCTTACACCTCCACCACAGCAGGTTTCGCGGTTGGAGTAACCTCAATTCCGCTAATTACCGGCTCTGGTACTGTGTTGGCTGGTGACGTTGTAACGTTCGCAGGTGATGACAACAAGTATGTTATTGATGTTGGTATTGCGGCACCGGGTACCATTGTTCTTGCCCTACCTGGTTTGCGTGAGCCGTTGGCTGCATCGGCTGTCGCTATGACAATCGGCGGAGACTTCACTGGTAACGTGGCGTTTAGTAAGTCGGCTATCGTGTTAGCCACTCGCGCACCGGCTCGACCTGCTGAAGGTGATATGGCCGACGATGTTATGATGATTACCGATCCGCGTTCTGGCATTAGTTTCGAGGTAGCGCTGTATAAGCAATACCGCCAGATTCGCTATGAAATCTCAGCTGCTTGGGGGTTTGATACCATGAAGGATGAGCATAGCTGCATCTTGTTAGGCTAGTAATTACGGGGAGGCTAACGCCTCCCCCTTTAATGAGGTGATCAGCATGAGTTGCGAAACTGTAACAGTAAAAGATAAAGCCGGTAATGATGTAATCGTAAACAAAGAAGACGCGCACCTTTACTCGGAATTTAACAAACCGAAATCAAAGAAGAAAGCCACCAATAAAAAGGCTGACTAATGACCCAAATTCCATACCGCAACACACCGCCTGAATTTAGAACCGTTGTTAATGGCATATGGTCGGACATACTAAACGATTGGCAAGCGTCCTTTGAAACCTCTAATCGTGGCAATACTGCGTTAGGTGTTTTTATTCAAGACCAAACCACGCCTGTTTTGACTGTACCTCTTTTGCAGGGGCGAGCGATTCTAACACTGGCAGTTGACACCGTAATCGATAGTAATGTTATAAATGTAGATGCGGGTCATGGCGTAGTGGTCGGAGAGGTGATAGAGATTGCTGACGTAGTGTTAAGAAAATTCATGCAATCCCAAGCGGTGGGAACAACGGCGACAACCATCACGCTAGATCAGCCCATTAATCGCGTATACACAATAGCCGATTCAGTTGTGCAAGCGTCAATACAAGATATGCTGGTAAATGGATCGGTAACTCCACAGGTATTTTCAGTACTGCCGCTTCCTAGCCAGTCCGGTGATATGGTTCGTATAATTTTAGAGCTTCGGGGCGATAGCAACGCTTCAATGGATTTTACGACATTCGGATCGGAGCCCGCCTTGGTAAACGGATGTGTGTTGCGCATTAAGGGCGTTGACGGCAATTTTATTAATCTTTTTAATTTTAAATCCAACTCTGATTTCATTGAACAGGGGTTCGATCATTCATTCTTGGAACCAAAAGGCGGTAATACACAATCAGGATTTGTCGCTCGCGTTACCTGGGGTGGGCAATCTAAGCACGGAGTTGTGATCCGCCTTGATGGTAGCTTGGGCGAAGAATTACAAATAGTAATACAGGATGACTTAACAACAGGAAATACGCGATTTCATCTAACTGCCCAAGGGCATGAGCTACAGTCGGAGGGGGAATCATGACATTAATAATTGAAGACGGAACAGGCGTTGATAACGCAAACAGCTATGTAACAGATGCGGAATACGTCGCGTTTGCAGCGGCAAGAGGGCGCACTATTGGAGTTGATGCACCAGCAAGGGAAAAGGAATTAATCCTTGCTATGGACTTTGTAGAGAGCCACCGCTCACAATTCCAAGGCATTAAGATTCTATCAACTCAATCGTTGCAATACCCGCGCACACCTGTATACATTGATAGCTATTTATTTCCGTCTAATGAGATCCCTGTTGAGCTTAAAAATTCTCAAATGGAATCAGCTGCAATAGTTAATAGTGAGTCCTTATTAAAAACCGGAAGTACTAAAAATGTTCAGAGTGAATCAGTTGCAGGGGCCGTATCTCGAAGCTACTTTAACGGCGGCAAGTGGGAAACGGTAAGGATGGACACGGTTAATATATTCTTACGGCCATTGCTTAACTTTGGGTCATTCGGCGTTAACGCAAGAGTGATCCGCTCATGAGTTTAGATTTAAGTGACGTGGCAACAGAGCTATTGACCGAATTAGCAAGCGCAACCAACGTTAAAATAAAGCGCACAACAGGCGCGACATTCGATCCAGTTGCAGGCACCCAAACTGGCGGCGCGACAACGGAAACTAATTTAGTCGCAGCGGTAACGAACGTTGATAAAAAACTATTCGACGGAGAGCGCATTAAGTATGGTGACAAAATGGTTATATTAGATAATCAATTCGAGCCGTTAATGAGCGATAAAATTGTTATTCCAGATGATCAAGGTGTAGATCTGGATTATGTAATAATAGACATTGGCGGCGTTAATCATGCTGGTATACGCCAAATTTACAAAGTGATATGCAGGGGTTAGCGTGGTTACAGTGAGTCCAGAAGGTCTTAGCAAGGCTTTAGCTAAGATATTTAAAGACAATAAAAACATAACCCAGGCAAAAGCAAACCGGGCATTACGGGCAGTTGTGGTTAAAAACTGGGGCGATATAATCAAAAGCACACCAGTCGATACGGGTAGGGCTAGGGGTAATTGGTTTGTAACTCAAGGCGCGCCGTCTTCACAAGCAGACAGTAGAAAAAAGAAAACTAAAGGGCCGGCGTTTGTATTGACTAATACTAATAAGGAAATGTTTGGAAAGAAATGGTTCTTAACAAACAATTTACCATATATTTTAACGCTTGAGTTCGGCGGTTATGGTACGGCAGGCGGTGGCGAAAACAAGGTAACGACTCAAGGATTTAGCAAGCAAGCCCCAGCAGGCATGGTTAGAATAAATACAGTTAAATTCACATCACAATTAGCGAGAGCTTTTAAGGCCACGGCATGAGTAAGTTAAGTATCCACAAAGCATTGACGCAATCAGTAATAGACTTAGCTCTTGGCGTTGAGTTTGCGCATGAGAATGTAGACTTCGATTTAGAAAAGTTTACCGGGAACTCGTTTATTGATCTAACTAACCTTCCAGTTGACCGGGAATCATTAACCAAGAATGATTTACATGAAGATACCGGAATATATCAGATCAGTTACTATCAAAGATCGGGCACTAGTGTTGGCTCGGCATTGGCAGACATAGACACCATTACCGACTTTTACAAACAAAACCGCTCAATTAGCAATAGTGGTACAACTGTTGTTATAATATCAACATCGTTAACTAGTCTCGGCAACTCTCTTGGCTGGTTTAGAAATGACATAAGCATTAGTTATAAAGCTGATATTCAACTTTAGATAAGGATCTAAATCATGGCAGGCGAAGTAAACGGCACGAATATAATTATCGCTAACGGCACGGGCGACATCGTAGGCCAAGGTAGTTTTACACACACCTTCGGCGGGACACCTATCGACATTAGCAACAAATCAAATGGCGACAATGTCACCATGATCGACGGCGAGCTAGCGACAAAGCAGCATGTGTTTGCGGGAACTATCGTATATAACTCAGACACTCAATTTAGAAAGGTTAGAACAGACTCTTTTTCAGGAACACAGGACACGTACACTTTAACCTATGTTTCTGACGCCACAACTGACGAAAGCTTCACCGGCTTATTTACTCCAACTGGATTGAGTGATGCCATCCCGCATGGTGAGAAAGTCGAGACCACCATTTCGTTCAACTCTAGCGGCGTTATAACTCGCACAGCCCCGGTGACGTAAATGATTAAGCTCTGCTATAAAGAGTACGACTTCAAGATCAACCTAGCTGCTTGTAAAAGTTTTTATGAGCAGACTGGGACTGACTTACAGCATACTTTATTGTTGTATCTTGATGTAACACAAAAAACACACGGCCAAGATTTAATTGAGCGCTTAGCGTCATTCCATAACGTTTGCTCATTTGATGTAGCAGCAAAATTAATTCATTGCCTGGTCAAGCAAGAGTGCAAAGAAACACCTCTAGCCGAAATTGAAGACGCCATGTTCAGGGTGAGCTGGACTCCTAGCGAGACAGATAGCGACCTATGTCAGCCGTGGCCATTGGTTATGATAGATATTGCGACTCAGGTAAATGAATACTTTGCTGATAACCTTCCTAAAAAAAAAGCGGATACCTCGGAAGCAGCAGGGTAAAGCTTGAGTCATTTACTTTTGATTATTGGTCATTCTTTAAAGTGTGCGTCAATCAGCTAAAAATATCACCGTCCGAGGCTTGGAATCTTGACTACATAGAAATTAATTACCTATTAGACCAAGAGAGCAAAGCGGATATTGACTGTAGCTTAATGCTGAACTACGAAAGAATTAGTAAGGGAGCGCCCAAAGAATGGCTACAACAGAATCATTAGTAGTAGAGCTTGACGCGAAAGTCGGTAAATACAATCGAAAGATGGAACAGGTGGAAGGCAAAACAAAAAGCGTTGGCAAAGCATCTGACAAAGCAGCCCAATCAATCAAGGGCATTGCGGTTGCCGCAGGTATCGCAGCTACAGCCATCGCCGCCGCCGTTGTCGCCTCGACACAATTCGCAAGAGAAGTAACCATAGCGGCCAATCGCGCAGGCGAATCTGTCGAGCGTATGCAATCACTAGCCTTTGCAACTAACACCGTTGGTATCTCACTTGAGAAGCTTGGTGATATCGCAAAAGATACCAACGAAAAAATCGGAGAGTTCCTAGTTACTGGCGGCGGAGGGTTTAAAGACTTCGTTGACGTTTTAGGATTGAGTAAGACCGAGGCTCGGGCGGCGGCAGAAGAATTCCAAAACTTATCAGGCCCGGACGTTCTGCAAGAAATGGTTAGGCGCATGGAGGAAGCTGGGATATCAGGTCAACAAATGAGCTTTGCCCTTGAGGGTGTCGCTAGTGACGCAACCGATTTAATCCCTCTATTACAAGATGGCGGAAAAGCGCTTAATAATTTAACTGATCAATTTGAAGATCTAGGTCTTGTGCTATCTCAAGATCAACTAGATCGAATAAAAGAAGTTGGCACGGAGTTTAGCAAGCTCACAAGTGAATTTAGCGCGGAAGGTAGAGCGCTAATAGCTGAGTACTCAGAGGAACTAATAGCCGCTATTAATTTAGGGGTCTTACTAGGCACAAAGACAATTGACGCATTTAATTTGATTGCGGTCGGATGGGGCAATCTGATTGAGCTATCACAAGCTGGCCTTACTGATTTAGTAAATGGAACGGACACTTTCGCTGAAACCTTAATTGAGCGAGTCGCTATAACTCAGCAGGCAATAGACGAACTTCTTGGTCAGGGGCAACAAGCAACAGAGATAATCATAACCAGAGGGAACAAGGCCAACAAGGTTAGCTCAAAAATTGACAAGACAACAACCAAGGAAAAATTAGCCAACTTACGAAACCTAACCAAGGGCGCATCATCGCTTAATCAAGCATTTTTTGACGATAATAAAGCGATAAACGCCGGATTAATCGTTGCCGATACAGCGGCGGCGGCCATCTCTGCATATAAAACGGGCGGCCCCACTGCTGCATTTGCGGCGGTTGCTTTTGGTCTTGCTCAACTAGCAGCTAACGCATCCGCCTCTAAGGGTGGCGGCGGTGGTAGCGTCGGCGTCGCGTCGGTAGCCCCACCTCCACAGCAAAGCTTCCAGCCTGAAACTGCGAGCTTGGATCTATCAGAAGCCACGTTGTCAGGCAGCGACGTACTAAGGGTCGAGTTTGCCACCGATTCAGGGGATCAACTAATGGACGCCATAGCGCAAAGCTTAAACGATGGTCAAAAAAGAGGTCAATTCTAATGGCACTATCAATATCATCAACGAATATTTTAACGGGCGTAACTCCGGTTGTGACAGATGGAGCAATTGGTGCCGTGCCTGCCAATGTAGTTAATCCCGATCACTCATTAACACTTAGCTCGGGAATAGCTGTAACGGATTTTAGTATCTCCTTTGGTGCGACAGCTTCAATATCTTACCTGGCTATCTCAGGGCATGACGCGGCGACACCGGCAGACGCAACAATTGAGCTGTATGATGACACCACGCTAATTGACTCTGTAATTCTAACCAGAAATAACAACGTAATGTTCACGTTTAACACGCAGGTATTTACTGATTTAATTATTAAATTCATTACAGCGCCTAATACAGCCGTAACCACAGTGTCATACATTGCAGCAGGCAAACACTTATCAATCGAGACAGGTGAGCAGTCTGGATACTCCCGGAGCTGGTTGAGGCGTCATCTAAGACAAAAAACAACCGTAGGGCTACAAAGCTCACCAGTAGCAACAACCAAGCGAAGAAGGCCATTAAAGGCATCCTTGTCACTACCTAATGAGTTGGCCACTTTTAGCCAAGGCGATTGGCAGGATTTTCTAGACTTCGCAGAGGGACAGCCGTTTTTCATGCGTGAGGTGGATTCACTGCCTGAATCGTCATATATTTGTTACGACCCAAATGAAACCGTTAGCGCACATCCTCAAACTAGATCTTTAGATGTGTTAAAATTGAATTTCAACGCTTACAACGGGTTATAAAATGGCATCTTTTGAATCAACACGTAACATGCAGAATCAGGAACATTTCGAGGTGGTCGAAATTGATTTACCTGTAATCACTGGTGCCTGTACTATTGGCGGATCACCAGGATTCGGCACCCCGTTATCATGTGATGAAGCTTACACCAGCGAAATTAAAACTTATATATTTACCAATGAAAACGCGCCGATTGTGCCGGGCGCATTGCGTTACATAAAGTCAATATCAGAAACGACGGCAGAAATTAAGCCGGGGACTGGGTTAGGTAGTCGCGGAACTCTATCCGTAACATTTGTTGACGCCTTGGGCGATCCCAATGTTGGCGCTCCCGGCGTTACCGACGAGGTGAAAGAGTCCGGCACATTCTTTGGGAAATTATCAGCAAGGCAAATATTAGCAAATAAAGAAATCAGGGTTAAACTTTACCGAGTGGAAGTCGATGGAACTATAGATTTAGCCGGCGGCGCATTAACTCGATACTACAATGCTGACTCATTAAAGACCAACGGGAAAACTTGGACACTTCAAGGAAAAGACGAACTGTCCGTTGCTGATATCAATGAGAAGGTATGGCCACCAGCGCAGGACGGTTTTGTACGGCTCGATATGACGGATATTCAGTTAACAATACCTGTTGATGCTGTTGTTGATTATTCTTCTGCCGTTGTCGTGCGCGTTGGCGATGAGTTCTTTTTGGTTGATTCTGTAACTGACAACCAGACCGCAACAGCAACGCTCAATGTTTTAGCGCGGGGAGCTTCTATACTCGCGCCCGTGTCTGGTGTTCAATTAACACGAACTGATGTAGATTCTCACAGTGCAGGCGATGAGGTTTTTATATGCAGAATAAGCGACGACGAACGAATAGACGATCTCGTAAGCGATGTTTTGACAGACTCAGACGTACCACCGGCGAGGATACCTACGGCAGCTTGGGCAGACGAGATAGACGTATGGCACCCCAACACCGTAATTAACACACTTTGGTACAAATCGGAGAGTGTTAACGATGTTTTGAAAGGGATATTGACTGATTATTTAGTTGACATTGTTTTTGATCCAGAGGACCGTACGATTAACATGTTTGCTATTAGCGTATGGAAGCAATCAGAGGCAACGGTAACCGAAGGTAATGAGATTAATATAGACTCTGTTCGCTTGGTTCCTGACGAAAACATTAGAGCAACTAGGGCACTTGTCTTATACGACAAGGATTTTTTAGCTAGATCGGACGACACAGAGAATTATAGCAAGGCGTCCAGATTTACCGATCCATCTTTGCAGGCCACTGAGTTTTATGGGCAGCATAAAGACAAGCTTTTCGACAACTCGGTTTTGCTAAATAAAGACTCGGCTGATTTATTAACCCAACGGTATGTTAGTCGGTTTGGATTAAAACCAAAAATGCTAACTTGGACAACACCAGAAAGCAAATTAAACATCAATGTCGGGGCTGTTGTCGATTATAGAGTGTTTGGGGATCAGTCATTTGACGGCTCACCGTCGCCTAACGCTAGGGCGCAAATAGTATCGATCAAGCCGCAATACAAAAACACAGGCAGAGAATACTTAGTTAAAGCCGCTTCTTA